TAATGAGCAATGAAACATTAGAAAAGACAGTAGCTGCTAATACCACACAAACTGGTACTATGGTAGGTGCTGCATTTCAAGACACTGGTATCCATCGTGGAAACGAAGGAAAAGGTGGTCTTTTAAATCCAGAGCAATCAGCACGATTCTTGGATTACATGTTCGATGCGACAGTTATTGGTAAGGTAGCCCGTACAGTCCGTATGAGAGCCGATACCACTGAAATTGATCGCATTGGAGTAGGTGAGAAGTTAATGAAGCTTGCAACTGAAGCAGATGATACCGCTTCAAACGCAGCTGTTACTTTCTCAAAGATTTCTCTAACAACAAAGAAACTTCGTCTAGATTGGGAGCTTTCAACAGAGTCTCTAGAAGACAATATTGAGGGTGCTGATCTAGAAGATCATATTGCACGTATGATGGCAACACAAGCTGGAAATGATATTGAGGACGTAGTTCTCAATGGAAATACCGCTAATACAGGAGACGCACTATACAAATCATTTGATGGTGTAGTTAAACTTGCTAAGGCTGCTGGACGTGTAGTAGACAATGGTGCCGCAACAGGCATCTCACGTGAAACATTTAATAAGGCTCTCAAGGCTATGCCTCGTAAGTACAAGCAACGTCGTAACGACCTTCGCTTCCTTGCAGGTTCAAACTTGATCCAAGATTATTTGTACAGCGCATCAACAGGCATTCAAAACGTAAACCCACAGGATATCGCTTCAAGCATTATCCGTGGAGACGTTGCACCTCTAGGTGGACCAGCAGGTTATGTGGCTCCATATGCATTTGGAATTCCTCTAGTAGAAGTTCCTTTGCTTCCTGAAACACAGGCTGGAGACTACACAGGACAAACAGGTTCACACGGAGACGTACACTTAACATTCCCAAATAACGTAGTTATTGGTGTTAAGCGTGACGTAACCGTATACCGCTTCTTCTGGCCACGTAAGGACTCCATTGAGTACACAATGTATACTCGTGTTGGCGTTCAAATCGAACAGGCAGATTGCTGGGTAGTTGTAAAGAACGTTAAGGTCGCTTCCTAATTTATAGGATTTAGATCCGCTAAAAGCCCCTCAAAATTAAATTTTTTGGGGGGCTTTTCATTTAAATTTACTAATGCTATAATTGTTTTAAGTAGAAATAGGAGAAATATATGTCATTTGAGACATTAAAAGTATCAGAACTAAAAAAGATTGCAGAAGATTTTGCAGTCGAAACAGAAGGTTTAAAGAATAAAACAGACATTATCTCAGCGTTGGCTGAAGAAGGCGTAACCTGGTCTGTATACGAACAGACCACTAAAAAGATAAATGAGGAATCAATGGAGACCATAGAAGACACTCTTCCAAAAATTGACCCGAAAAAGAACGATCCAGAAAACACTGTCCTTGTTAGAATGACACGAGCTAATTTTAGATATGATATTCTAGGACATACATTTACAAGAGAGCACCCATTTGTTGCTATGGGCAAAGATGATGCTCAGAAAATTTTTGATAAGGAGGAGGGCTTTAGATTAGCTACCCCAACAGAGGTTCAGGAGTACTATAACTAATCTAGCCTTATTAAATGGCACAGGCTTATGTAGGAACAAATTCTCCAGTATATACTAAAATATTTTTTAATGGAGAACTAGTTGATGCTGATAATAACGTTACTGTCACTATCTATGATATAACAAAAGATCCATCAGTTATTCCAAATATTGATCCTTCAACTGTACAATATACATTTTCAACAATAAAAGAAGAAACTAATATTGGAACATATTACTTTAATATACCAACCGCACTTGCAAATAGACCTAAAAAATTAAAAGTTGTTTGGCAATACTCCTATCAAGGAGTTTCTTCTACAAACACAACATATTGTGATTTAGTTATTCCATACTGTAATATTGCAGAAGCTATTGAAGATTTAAATATTGGTACAGACCCTTCTGATCCAAATTATAAACCTTATCATGAATTAAGAATGGCAGAAAAGTATGCTAGAAAAGTAATTGAAAATTATACTGGACAAGATTTTTCACAATACTATGAAACGGTAAGAGTATATGGTAATGGATCAGATAGACTACAATTACCTTTTAAAATTTTAAGTCTTTCAAGATTTTATATTAATGGTTTAAAGGTAATAGATAAATTATCTTCTCCAAATATAAATAATTGGATTTATGCTCCAGAAATTTCAGAAGACGGGTACAGTCTTTATGTAAATAGATCATCAACGATAGATAATACTGTATATTCAGCAAACGGCATGGTTCAGCCAACAGTAAATGATTATGGATTTACTGGAGCATTTAACGATTCAGTTGAATATAAAATTGATGGAATTTTTGGCTGGAATTTAGTTCCAGATGATGTTGAGCAGGCATGTATACAATTAATGGGCCACTACTTTGCAAAAGATCGTGTTTGGGCAGACAGATATTTAAAAAATATATCCACATTTGACTGGGACTTTGAATATTCATCAGAAGCATATTCTGGAACTGGTTGTGCATATGCAGACAAACTTCTTACAAATTATGTAAGGCCAAGATTAGAGATACTATAATGTTTGATTTAATGGACGGTGTTCTATCCATGACATTAGATGTTTATAAACAATTTGATCAACAAGATTCAGATACTGGAGCATTAGTAAAAGAATGGGCATTTTATAAAACAGTACCATGTCACGCTAAAGGTATTATAAGTAACTCTGCTAGTGCAAGATCTACAGATAAACAAATTATTTCTAACAAGTATGTAAATGATCAAACTATTCAAATTAGAACTTCTGAAAAAATTACCTTAAGAGAAAAAATAACAAATATTTGTGATTCAGATGGAAACCCTATATGGGTAGAATTAAACTACCCTTCAGATACCCCAACAGTTTTTGAGGTTATGGGAACTACACCAATAACAGACCCGTTTGGAAAAGTTGTTGGATACAATTCTACAATTAAAAGATCGGAGAACCAGAAGATTGGACAATAGTGTGCTGCTAGTTCAAACTGCCAGTGGTTTAGAAAACCTAATGACAGGAATGGCTCCTGGAGTTTTAAAGGATTCAACTGTAGCACAGGTATCTGCTTTCATATATTATCAGTCAAATGTAATTGCTAAATTAACTACTAACAAAGAATTTCAAAATCAGTTTACAACTACGATGTTTAATCAAATTCAAAAAGATTTTGGAGAATATATAGATGCTATAGCAAGAAGCCGTCCAAGAAATATGCATCACGTTTATGAATGGAAAAAAGCTGGGAATCCAAAATCAAGATTATTTGATTTAAAGGTTTTGTCTACAGAAGGATTGTCTTTTAAATTAGGTTTTGAGTTTAAGCCTTCAAGATCTTTAGTTCCGTCAAGCAACAGTAGACGTAGACATGTGTTTGTAAATAAGGCTTCCGTTATGGAAGCTGGAATGGCATTAAAAATTTCTCCCAAATCTGCAGAGCGCTTAGTGTTTGAATATAATGGAGAAACAGTATTTATGCCTAAAGGCAAATCTACATTTGTTAAAAGACCAGGCGGACCTGGAGTTAAAAATCAATTTGTATTAGCATACTCTAGATTCTTCAATAGCAATTTAGTAAATATGTCTATTAAGAAATCTAAATTTCAACAGGTGTTTAATTCTGGATTAGTAAGAGCAATGAGATTACCATCTAACATTAAAAAAGTACAATATAAGTTTTATCCAAAAACATTGCTTAGCCAAGCAGATGCGGCACTAACTCAGGCTTATGGAGGATCTCTATAATGACAGCAAACTACAAACTAGACGCCATGCTGGAACTTCGTAAGTTTTTATGGAAAGAGTTAACAGATAGAAACATATTTGACGATACGGATTATTGGAGCGATAATGTCAATGAAAACCTTATTCCAATAATTCCAGTTCAGCAGCTTCCAGAAATGAATCAATTTTTAAGCGGAAAAAAGCATATAGTCTATGATAAAATAGGCATGTCTTATGACGAAAATTGGCTTATATGCTGTGAGCAGATATTATTTAGCGTATATTCAACAGAGTTTTCAGAAATAAATGAAATTAGAAACTTTATGACAGATCAATTTAGGCGGATGGACGAGTCGGCAAGAGATGTTAACTACTGGTCTAGTCTATCTAATAAGTTTAAATTCCATAGCATATATTTAGCCGACATATCCCCAACAGCCCCATCTGAAGAATTACAAGGATTTTTCTCTACCGATATAATTTTAGAAATCAAATATTCAAGGGTTACGGATGGCTCAGGCAGGTTCAGTTAGCCTGTTTGCCTTTTGACCATTTATAGCCTAAAATTGGATAAGAGGAAAGAAGCCTAGCCAGCTTAGATTTTAAAAACTAAATATTTAGAAACCCCAGGAGGTGGAAATAAAAACATGGCAAAACAAAATGCAGGTAATGCCAAAAATATTCTCGTAGGAGCTTCTCCGTTGTTTATTTCGAATATTGATTCGACAACATCAGGTTATGCAACATACGAAAATTCAGAACCAGGTACAACTAGTGCTGGTGCTTTTGTAGCAGGAAAGTCTTATACAGATACACTTAATGAAAAGACAGACCCAACAGCTCCAACATTTTACTACAGAAACGTAGGGTTTACCAATAATGGTCTTCAAATTACTTACAATCCAACATACGACTCCGTAACCGTTGACCAGTTGCTTGATACAGCTAAGCTGTTCAAGTCTGCGATGGAGGTTATGATCGCAACAGAAATGTCAGAAGGTACACTAGAAAACGTTCTAGTTATTTTCGGACAGCCAGATGATCCAGCCAATAATACTGCTATTAGCCAAACTAATACAATTATTGAAACAGGAACTGGTACAAGCAAAAAGACCGAACTTGGTCTTGCAGCAGGTGCTCTTGGTATTGCGCCAACAGAGCGTCAGTTGATTGCAGTTGGACAAGCACCAACAGAGAGTGCTTCTAGAACAGAGCGTGTATATTATGCACGTCGTGTTCTTTCAGTACAACAGTCACAATTCTCTTTGGCTCGTTCTACACCAACCACATTCCCAGTAACATTCCGTCTTCTTCCAACCGCTATGAGCGGCTACGAAGGACAAGAGTACGGTAAAATTATTGACCGTGTATTGGCAGTCTAATTTAATTAGATAAAATTCAGAGGCCCCCGAATTTTCGGGGGCTTTCTGCTTGTATGTGTAAAACCATTATGTTATAATAATTGAGACTATCCAAGGAGGATAAATTGGCTACTACAGTATATAACGTAGAAGAAATTCAACTACAAAATGGGCAAAACATAAAGCTCAAACCATTATCAATTAAAGAACTCCGTAAATTTATGGAGGCTATTCAAAAGACTGGCGAAGTTAAGACAGAGGGAGAGACCCTAACAATTCTTATTGACGCTTGTGCAATTGCTTTAGAGAAGCAACTACCAGATTTGGTAAAAGACAGAGAAGCTCTAGAAGACGCTCTTGATGTTCCTACAATGAACCGCATTCTTGAAGTTTGCGGAGGAATTAAACTTGACGACCCAAACCTTCTAGCGGCAGCGGTTCTGGCTGGACAGAACTAGACTTAGCCGCACTTGAAGGAGAGCTTTTCCTTTTAGGTCATTGGAAAAATTACGATGAACTAGAAGAAAATCTTTCAATGCCAGAACTTATAAATACGCTACAAGCATTAAAGAAAAAGGAACACGAACAAAGAAAGTTTCAAG